TGAATCTTTAGGTATTTTTATATTTGACTTTAAACATAAAGCTGCAGTCATAAGCTCATTTGGATCGTCGCCTGCAGAGCTTCTTTTACCCGTAGGTCTTACGTTGACATAAATTGTTTTACTTATATCATCAAAAACTATTGCGTAATCTTTTTCTTTTCGAGCTCCAGGAACTTGTCCTCGAGATAATTTAGGGTGACTATCAATGATCTTATTTGCTAAAGAAGTAAATTTTTCTCTATCTTTATCATCAATGAGCTGTGATATTCCAAGTCTTTTGCTGTTTTGTTTACTAGGGCGGGTGTCGTATTCTATCTCACTATTAATAGAACCAATTTGATCGTCGATGTCAGCGAGTAAACCTAGTGCAAACTTTTTTTCGTTTCCATCGAATTTTAAGTTTTGAAGATCTTCGCGAAGAATATAGTTTTTAAATTTTTGCATAATAGTTATTATAACACTCCTATTTGGATTTGTACAATACTATTTATACTATTTTGTAACTCGGTGTTTAGGATTATACGACTTATTTGGAAAGACTTCATCATTTTCATCAACATTAATAATGCCGATTACTTCTAACATGTCAATCATGTTCTCTCCGCCTTCTTTTAATCCGATCTTATAAGAAGTCCATCCGACTCCTAAGACGCAGATAGTAAAAATAAGATATTCCATTACACATCAACTTGAAAGCATACGCAATCATAGCCTTTATTAATCATATCATCATAAAACAACAATGCTTCATCTTTAATGACAAATATATATTCTGCCACTAAATCGTTATGTTCGTCAACTGCTACTACTTTCCAGCTATCCATTATCCATTCCTCATGTATTTCGACGCGGGTTTTAGCTCAATAAACTTCCTACGTGATTTCGAAAACTGTTTCATTGGAGATTTAAACTCAGTGTACTTTTTTGTACCTGTCGATCTAAAACCTACGCAATGCCCATGTTCGTTTAAGATATAGGTATGATTCAGGACTTTATATCCTGCATCATCCCATTGTGTAATTTCTTTTAAAGCCTTATACTGTGTAGACATAGACATCTAACCTTTCTGCGTGTCTTAGTGGAAGAGACTGATCATACGCTCTAGGATGTCTTCCGTCACCAATTGCCGCTGCAGTCCTTGGACCTCTACCTTGACACTTAACTCTGTATCTAGTAGACTTAACAGGTTCGACGTCAGTCCAACCGCTTTGATACCTATAATTATTCATTTTGTCTTTTTGAGCAGCCATTTTGTTTATAGCTTTTACAGTTGACCTAACAGTCTCGAGTTCCAGCATATCACCTGCGCTTTTAGTGTGTGCAGTCATTACATAGCTATCGCTTATATTTCTTTTTTTCATAATTTAATTCCTTATCAATTGTTTAATATAAAGTTATTATACAGCAGTTTTACGCATTTGTACACACTTTTTTTAATAAATAGTATATAGATTCTATACGTATTTTATACGCCACTTGTCATGTGAACGTAAGAATCTTTACATTCTTCTAGCTTATCACCACACGCACATGTTTCTGATTCTTCGATTGAAGGAGCTCCGACGATAGATCTTACATGATCTTCTGAGAGCGTCACTCCAACCAGACTTGCGATTACTTGTTCTAAATTCATATTTTCCATAGTTTTCCCTCTTAAATTCCTGTCCATCTTACTGTAGCTTTGTTGTAACCTTCAAGGATATTTCCTCTTGCAAAGTTAGTAGCTGGAGCGTTATATCCAGCAGCCATTAGCATATCACCAATCTTAAACTTCTCATTAGTTTTGTTATCGATGGCTTTAGGTGATTTTTTGACGATGAAACCGACTACGCTTGAAGCACCGCTTTCTTCTTGTCTCAGCAACTTAATATAGTTTCTTCCTTCTTCGAAGACATACTTATCATTTTTAGTGTGCTCGTACTTAGCATGCAATTGATTTTGCATGATAGTTAAAAGTTCTTGGGTTTTTTCAATTAGTTCGTTCATATTCGCTTTCCTCATCATTTAATATAGGTATATTATACACCACTTTTATGGCTTTGTACACCTTTTTTTGAAAAAAAGTATACTTTTTTTATATCTATTTGTTATATGTAATATGATAACTATAACTACTATATTACATCATCTAAGGGAAATATTTGATATATCGCTTCTGCGCAAGCTTTAGCAATTTCTTGATGTTCTTTCTGAGTGCCATTTGCCGCTCTCAACTGAATGTAATGAATCCAAGATCTTAGTGTTCCGTTGACATACATACGAGACATTGTCAAACCTTCAGGTAGAATTGCTCTAGCCTGTTCCTTTGCGATTCCAGCATTAATAGCCCATTCATAAGCGTGTTTACAACGCTCGATAATAACTTCTTGATACGATTCCCATATATGATGGATAGGATCATCTAGTGAAATATCTACTGAATTTTGACGATTCTTATCATCTTGCATTCTGGCTTCTCTAGTCACAAAGCTTAGATCTTTAGTAGGATCAGCATATCGCTGACTAAACTCTTGAAACGAAAAAGATCGATGTCTAAGAATTTGTCTAGCGATATCCCGAGTAGTATCGATTTCCATACAGACACTGGCCATCTCTAAAGGTGACCAGTGCTGGTGTTTAATCAGATACTTGACTAATTTTTCCGCGGTTTCTTCATTATTTTGATTATTTGGATTTGATACACGAGCGCAATATGCGACCATCTGTAACAAATCATCTTTCAATTCAACGCCAATTGCTGGCTTACTATACGAAACAACACGTACTTTAAACATTTATTAGTCCTCTTTCTTCACCAATGTGTAGATACCATATCCTAAACCGACCCAAGCTAACAACTTAGCTAAGCCTCCAAATAACACCACTGAACCGCAAACTGCGATTAATGCAATACCATCATGTGAAGTTCTTTCAACCAATCTAGCTTTTATCCAATCTAACATATATTTCTCCTATACTTTAAATTCCGCAAACGTGTCTTTATTTTCTCTATCCCCCCACGTTGCGATGGGTTTATCGGGGATACTCATATCTGACATAATATCAGATTGAGCAGATTCTTCTACATCGTACAATTTCATTCTTGCACGATCAATTCCGACTACAAATCTTTTAAATTTAGTCGGATCATTATATCTGTTTTTGAGTTGCTTTACCATTACCTGATTCAACTCGTCCAATTCTTCAGTCGCTATTAATGCAAACATCAAATCGGCTGTTGCTGGTAAACCGAAAGATTCTGATGTATCTTCAAGACCTACATCTGTATTACTAAAGCCGGAACGTGTAGTTTGAGTTGCTGTCATTATTGGCAGATTAAACTCAATTGCTAGACCACGTAACTCTTCAGCAATAGCTTTAATGTAAGTATAACTATTTATACTACCCCCCATAGCTTTCATACGAGATGACGAACATATATTTAGGTAGTCTATGTATATAATATCTGGAGCAAACTTCTTTTTAAGCTTTAATTCATTCAATAAAGCTCTAAAGTGACCAGAATGTGCAGCACCAGTAGGATATTCTTTAATTAACAATTTACCAATAGTACCCTTAGCAATTCTCTGAATCTTTTCAGAGAATACATCTTTAGGCAATGATTCTAGTTGTTGAATAGGTAGATCCATAAGATTAGCATCAATACGTTCGGCGATTCTTTCTTCAGCCATTTCCATAGTAATGTACAAAACGTTTTTACCTTGTTGTAAAACAGAAGCAGCATTATGACACATGAACAAAGATTTACCTACACCAGTACCAGCAAGACAAACGTTTAGCGTCTTGTTCGGAATACCGCCTTTAGTAATTTTGTTAAAGTACTCTAGATCCCACGGTATACGTTCTTCTGTTTTATTATAGAAATCAAAACGAGCCGATGAATCATCGATGTAATCATGACCGATAGCTTGATCAAATGACACACCAAGAGCAGTTGAAAGTATTTCAGGTATAGCACCTTCAGATTTTTCAGGATCTTTGCCATCGATGATTCCAATAGAATCCATAATAGCAAGATACACAGCTCTATCTTTGCACCACTTTTCTGTTTCATTGATGAGATAATCTGTATCTAAATCAGTTTTATTACTAATCTCGTTGATTAACATCGATGACTGATTTAATATATCTTCTGGTGCTGACACTTTTTGTAGCTCAATATCTAAAACTCTACCGGTTGGCAGTTTGTTATGAGATGCTACAAATCCTACAATAAGATCGAATACTACTTTATGCGTACCTTCAAAATATTCTTTTTGAAGATATGGTATTACGCGTCGACAGTATTCTTCGTTATTAAGTAGATGACTCAGTACGTGTGTTGGTATTTCGTTCTTCAAGATTAGTCGTTCCTTGTTCAATAATATGAGTTAATAAATCTCCGAGGTAATTATTAAAGTCCTCGTCTTCTTTCAATGTGTCGTGATCAAAATCACCTGGATCATTTATGTTATACGTAAATGATAATGTCGCAATATCAAGTTCCGGAGATTCTTTAATCGACACAGTGCCGTAAATAAATCTCACACCATCATATGGCGAATTATTATTTAGATGAATTGCGTAGAAATCAGATTCTGGGTGTTCTACTGTAATATAGTGATTATCCATGTTCTTGCTCGATATCTAATTCAATGTCTAACAGTGGCTTATGACCGATTTGATAATGGCCTTTTAAGAACTCTTTAAAGTTTGTGCCATCAAATATTGGCTTCCAGAACTCTTCTTGTAAAGTATCTTTTTCTCTTACTTTAGGCTGAACCAATTCACCCGTTTCCATATCGACCCTGCAATACCAACCTACATTTGGTTTTTGAACATAACCACCGGCCAGTGCTACATCTAGTAATCCTGAGTATGGAGCAATACCACCTTCCCAAGTTACACTAATTGGAATCTTAGACTTTTCTTTTACAAATCTTGATTTTTCAACATTGATTACAAAGTTATAACCTTTAATTTCGGTTCCTTGCTTTTGTTGTTGCCTTCCAAGAATCCAAATATTGTCCGCTGAATAATAAATTCCAGTACCACCAGAAACAATGGCTTTAGGAAATAATCCGATTTCTTGATATGTGTGATTAACGGCAAGCAAAGGAATATTCTTCATAGCCAGATAAGGAGTGACCATTCTGAATAAACCTTTGAGTGCTTTGGCTCTTGACATGTCAGCAACTGATTTTTCGTTTAAAGCGTCTTCTAATTCTTTCTTAGAAGCAAGATTGCCAATAGAATCAATTACAACAATAACCTTGTCGTTTCTTTCAATATTTTCTAACTGACCTACTAAATCAAACTTTAGTTGCTCGACGTCGGTAATTGGTGTATGCAATACTCTATCAGTATCAATACCGAACGATTCAAAATATGATTGTGGTGAACCAAACTCCGAATCATAAAATAGCAACACTGCATCCTCGTGTTCCTTCAAATATGCACCTGCCATTAATAAGGCAAATGATGTTTTAAAGTGTTTAGAAGGACCGGCTAATACTGTTAAACCAGGAGTTAATCCACCATCTGGATCTCCTGATAAAGCGACATTAATCATAGGCACTTCCGTTTTAGTCATTTCTTTATCGCTAAAGAATACTGACTTTGATAGAACATCTGAAGCTTTAATCTTAGAGTTCTTTTTTAGTTTGTCCATTACTGACATTATCTTTTTCTCCTACCGAATTGTGTTTGCTCTTGAGATCTTAATTGTCTCTTATGTCGCGCGATTGCTTCGGCCTTTTTGCGCTTGCGTTTTGCCGTTGGTTTTTCGTAAAACTCTTTAGCACGAACATCTTGTAAGATACCCGCGGCTTCTACGGCTTTTTTGAATTTTCTTAATGCAACGTCAAAAGGCATATCTTGAGGTGGACGATTGTCTCGTTTACCTTTCCGATTTTTGTTGAACTTTCTTGGTTGTGCTTTTAAATTTATACTTGGCATATTTCCTCTTTTATTAATTAATGTGTATATTATAACATGAAATCAGTCAATTGTACACAGTTAATTCCCCAATTTTTGCGTCTATATGACTCAGGAGATAAGTGTACTGATGATGTACTTTCCATATGGTCCTTTGCGTATGCTTCACTATTCATTGTAAACCATTCCTCTGGATATTCAACTCTCTTCATACCTAGTTTATCCATATTAGATATCCACTGATTTAGAGCATTGATTCTTTCTTCACGAGAACCCCAAAAAGGTTTATCTTTATAATAACCAGTTTTTGGTAGTTTTCTATCTTCGAATTCTATTGGCCATGGTGTTGAGTATTCTACTTTTATTCCTTTACGTTCTAACTCATCACCAAATTTTTTCCATTCTTTTAACATGGGCATACTATCTACATTTAATCTACAAATGTGGTGTCTAATATCTATATTACCAAAGGACATTGTAATTCCTCTTGGCATGCACTCTAATATATGTTTAGTTACATATTCAAAGTCTGTTTTTATTTGGCCGTTAAGTGTTAGCCCATCAGTTTTTATCACCATTGAACTATCCTTAGAATATGCAGCAGTATGCGAATCGCCAATAGTTAACCAATGTAAATCTGCTATATCTGTAGATTTTAACGTTCTTGCAGTTGCGCACTTTTGCGATACTTTATCACACCAGTCTTTATCTAATACATCTTTACGTTTCTTGAGCATTGCGCCATAATCTGGCATATCGATATCTAGTGAATATACAAGCCTTGCTTCTAAGAAGTTATTTATTCTTTTTTCGAGATCTTCAGTAAACCCACCAAATAAATTTAGTGATCCACCAAAATTGACACCGTGATCTAAATACAAAACGTCAACAACATCCGCTTCGTGATTAATACCTACATCTAGGTTTTCAGACCAAGTTCTGGCCCAACCGTATCCATGGCTATTTTTCTTTTTAGGTATTTTATTAAACGTTCCTGTAATCATAAATTCTTATCCCAATCTCTATAACTATCAACTGTCTCGTATAGTGTTTCATCTGTTAATGTAGGCTCTGGTCCTACATTCCAGAATAATATATTTCTTCCTGTATTCTTTGGTATAAACTTCCATACTTTACCGTC